AAAGCTGAAGGTAATGCTGTTGATGGTACAAAAGGTAATTGGACTATTCAAGAGGGTGCTGAACATTTATTTATTTTAAATAATAAAAATGGTAAAAAATACAGATTTAAATTAGAAGAGATGTAATGATATTTAATTTTGAAAAAAACCACTATGATAGTGAAAAGTTATCTGATCAAGGTAAAGTGTATTTACAAAAATTACAAAACATTGTTGTAAAAAAAAATCAATTAAGTCTAGACTTTAACGATTGCGAAGTTTTACAAAAACACTACTCTGATCTACTTAGTAAAGAACTTCCAGAGAAAGAAAAAACTACCTCTGAAATGTTACAAGAAGGATTCGATCAAGAACAAAAAGGAGCCTAGTCTATGGCTTTTGGTAATACCGCCTTTTCTGAAGCGGCTTTTTCATCTGAAGATAATAACGCGATTGCTTACCCTCAAGGTAATGTCCTTACAGGATCTGTTGGAGCTTCTGGAACTGAGGGAGATAACAATGTTACTGTAACAGGTATCCAAGCAACTTTTACCAACGCAGGAGCTGTTGCAGGTTCTTCTGTATTAGTCCTTGTGACTGGTTCACAATTAACTACATCAATAGGAGAAGAAACTTCTGGTATAGGAGTTCCTGTAACTGGACAAGAATTATCTATTACAAACAAAACTTCAACGCAAGATACATTAACTGCTTTTGGAGAAACTCCTTTTGCAACACTAAGTCCTAGTACCTTTAATATACCAAGCGTTTTAATTGAAGCTACCACAGGAGCTGGAAGTCTTCCAGAGTTCTTACTTCAAACATCTTTAGGAACTTTTTCAGTATCAGCAGATGGTAACGTTTCTGTAGTAGTCACTGAACATACAATGAATACTTCTGTTGGAGATGTAAGTATTACAGGTATAGCAAACGTTTCAGTTACTGGCACTCAAATGACCATGACATTAGGAGATGAGTCTGCATTTACAGATCATACTGTTGAAGTTACCGGTCAACAATTAACAATGTCTATAGGAGAAGAAGTTCCCACAGCAAATGCTGATGTTTCTTTAACAGGAATTCAATTAACAAGTTCTCTTGGAGATGCAGAACAAGAAACTAGATATGCCGTTACAGGTGTTCAAATGTCCACTTCTGTAGGATCTGTTACAGTAACAGGAACTGCTAATATAGATGTTACTGGAATTCAGTTACAATCTAATTCTGGAAGTCCAAATATCACAGCATGGGTTGAAATAGATCCTGGAGTGTCTAATGTTTGGACTGAGGTTGATCTAGCAGCGTAGAGAGGATATAATAGCGACATGTCATCAACATATACTGATCTTGGAATAGAATTAATGGTTACAGGTGCCAATGATGGTACTTGGGGAACTAAAACAAATACAAATTTACAAATTGTTAACCAACTGCAAGGTTACGTAAATAAATCAATTGCAGGCGGTGCACAAACAACAGCTTTATTAATAGCTGATGGCTCTACTGCATCTTCCGATGCAAGAAATTTAATTATAGAATTATCTGGAACAATAACAGGAAATCAAATTGTTACAGTTCCAAACAGTATAGAAAAATCTTATATTGTTTTTAATAATACATCTGGAGCACATACTGTTGAATTTAAAACGGCTGGTGGAACTGGTCCTACGTTTTCAGCTACAGATAAAGGAATAAAAATTTTATATAGCAATGGAACAAATATTATTGATGTAAATGCTAATTTAAAGACTTTAGGTGCTATCACAACAGGGGCAATAACTTCAGGAGCAATTACAGCTACAGGTAATATACTACCTGGTGCTAACGACACATATGATCTAGGAGCCTCTGGTAACGTTTGGCAGAACGTTTATACTGGTGATTTACATCTTAATAATGAACACAAAACTGAAGGTAATACAGTTGATGGGACAAAGGGGAGCTGGACTTTACAGGAGGGTTCTAACGATATATACTTAATCAATAATAAATCTAATGAAAAATTTAGATTAAAATTAGAAAAAATTTAAGGAGACGTTATGGGTATTATTTCAAATGGCAATACAGTAATAGATAATGGTGATATCGAAGATAACGAAGTCGATACCGCACAAATAAAAAATGATGCAGTAACTGCCGACAAAATTGCAGACACTGCTGTCTCTGCGGGATCTTATACTTCAGCTTCAATTACAGTTGATGCTCAAGGAAGATTAACAGCTGCATCTTCAGGTTCTTCTGGTGGTGGAGCATTAAGTTTTAAAATTTTAGCAAACGGTCCAACATCTGGAAACACACCAGGTAGTCCTGGTTCAAACGCTTTTGCTGCTTACGCATTTTCTGGCGGGGGCGGAGGCGGAGGTGGAGCCGGTTCATATGGTAGAAACGGTGGATCTGGAGGCAGTGGAGCCTTTGGATACTACGAAGGTAATTTAACTGGTGGTTCAGCAGTCGCTTACGCTGTAGGTGGTGGAGGTTCTGCCGGAGGGAGTGGTCATCACGGTGGTTCGCCAGGAGGAGCTGGAGGAGCTACTAGCTTAACTGGTAAGTTTACAGTAAACGGTTCAAGCGGTGGAAACGGAGGACCTAGTGGAGGAAATGGAAACACTGGTTCAGGTGGAAATGCCCCAGGTGCAACAGGAAACTTTCCTAAAAATTTCTTTTTTGATGCTAGTAATTTTGGAACTCCTGGTTCAGGTGGAAAAAGAGATGTTCCGTCAAATGCAGGTGGTGGTGGTTTTTTACTTTATTATGAAAACGATTTAGGAGCGTAAGGATTTTAACTATGGCATATTTTATACTTAACCCAAACGAAACAGATTATACAAATATTTACAGAATAGCTGCAAATGATGCAGATAAAGATAATCTTAATTTAGATGCAGAAAATATTACTGTAGATGTAAGTGATTCAGATTTTAATAATTTAAGAACTGGTATGAAATTAATTTCATCATGGGATGGCACAAACTATACTTTTGTAGATGCGTTACCTACTGATGAGCCAACTCCACCAGAGGATCCTGGTAGCAGTCCTGCTTTCTTTTCTGCTGCAGATCAAGTAAGTGCCCATATAAATGATGTTGTGGGAATTTGTAATGCTTTTATCAACGAACCAAATAATGCAAGCAACCCTTTATTAAGTTCAATTGAATCTTACAAAAATTATCTAACAGGTTTTGATACTTCTACATTAAGTTATCCTATGACAGTTACTTGGGAAAAATATTGTGAAGATAATGGTATAAGTTATTTCCACCCTTTACAGATACCTTAATTTGATTATATTGTAGCAACAATGCTACAAAATATTATTGAATTTAAAGCTAATCATCAATACGTAGATTTAAAAGAAGATCTTCCAAAACCAATTAAATTAAATATTCCTGAGTGGTATAAAAAATTACAACACTCAGCAACTAAACTAACTATAAAAGGTTGTGTACCTGTAATGGATAGTTTGACTACTGGCTATGTTTTGAGTCTGCCACAAGATATAATACTAAAAAATAATGTTTTAGAAGATAATAAAATTATTAGTCGTATGATTCCCTCTGTACAAGATACATTAAAAACAATAGATTTGAATATAAATGTTGAAGATGTTGATCAAACACATCACCGAGGACAGGTTGAAGGATCTCCTATTAATAAAAAAAATTTACAATTTCCTATACAGAAACTTCTTAACCCTTGGACTATAAAAACACCTCCTGGATATTCTTGCTTATTTGTACCACCTTTAAATAATGAAGATGATAGATTTTCTATTATACCAGCTATTGTAAATACCGATACATTTTCTTTACCAATAAATTTTCCGTTTATAATGAATGGAGATAAATATCCAGTACTTGATACAACTTTAAAAAGAGGTACACCCTATGTTCAAATAATACCATTTAAAAGAGATAATTGGAAAATGAAAATTACAGGTACAAAAAGAACAGAATCTAATAAACATGAGGTAACTTTTTTAAAACATAGCCTCGATATAATTCATAGATATAGAACTAAATGGTGGAACAAAAGTAGTTTTTTTTAATGGAAAAAATTAGAGATTATATATTAACAATAGAAAACGCAATGCCTTATAATCAATTAGAGGTTTTGAAGGAAGTTTGTGAATCAAATCATTTAGGAAACGAACCTGGTGTAGTTGGTATAGATAGAAGATTAGATCCAACGATTAGAAAAACAAGAGTAAGATATCTTTTTAATGCAGGAGAAGACTGTAAAAGTATGACAATGGCTTATTGGGCTAACTACTTAATGAAGTTATTTACTCATTACAAAAAACAATACTGTCACGCATATAAAATTAACTACAGTGACATTAATGTAAGTGAGTTACAGTTGTTAACTTATGGTAAAGGTAGCTTTTACAAAACACATGTAGATCATTTTAGAAATAGTCCTAGAACTTTAAGTTTTATTTTTTTAGTTAATGATAATTATGAGGGTGGAGAATTGTATTTTAAACTAACAAACGAAACAATAAAAATTCCAGTTAAGCAAGGTTCACTTGTTATATGGCCAAGTGGTTTTCAATACCCACATGGAGTTCTTCCTGTCACAAAAGGCGAAAGGTATGCGGTAGTATCATGGGCATTATAGGTAAAGATTTTAAGTATAAAAAAATAGATAATATTCTAAATGAAAATTTAGTTAATTTTTTTAGAGAGTATTGTAAATTTGAACATCAGTTCGATAATAAAATGCATTTATTTGGTGATGATAAAATTACTGCTGGTGATAGTCAACACTATGGTGATTTTGCAACTGAATCTTTATTAATAATGCTTCAGCCAGAAATAGAAAAAATAGTAGGTAAAAAATTATTACCTACGTATTCTTTTTGGAGAATGTATACATATGGTGGTTATTTAAAAAAACATACTGATAGAGAGGCATGTGAGATAAGTGTTACATTGAACATAATGGGAGATACTGATTGGCCTATTTATATTGAAGATAATGAAGTACATTTAAAACCTGGTGATGGTGTAGTTTATTTAGGTTGTGAACTTAATCATGAAAGAAAAAAACTTAAAGGAGATTATCAAGCACAAATATTTTTACATTATGTAGAAGAAGATGGTAAAAATGCATGTTATAAATTTGATCAAAGACCAGCTTTAGGAGCCCCAAAATGAAATTTGTAAAAAAGCAGAATGGAAATGTAGATATTGAATTTAGCGATGAAGAGGTAAAAATATTTTCTGAAACCCAAAAACTTACATTAACACCTATAGCAGTAAGACATTTTGAAAATAACCTAATGAAAGTAATTGCAGATATGCATGCTAGTCTTCCAGAAAATTTAAAAAATGTACAGTCAGACAATGATGTAGATACTGAAGTAGCAACTGAATGATTACCTCTCAAAATAATTTTTTAGATAATGATAAATTTTGGACAATTCACGCTGCTGTTTATAGTAAGGAAATACCTTGGTTTAGAGAAGGTAATTTATTTACACATATCTTAGTCAAAAACAGTAAGATTAATAGTTCTTTTGCAAATTTATTAGGTGCTTTCAAAGAAGAAATTCAAGATCCTATAACGGAGGCTTGTTTATTTCTAGTACCAAAAACAGGAAAAGAAAATGCTATAGAACATAATCTAAATCAAAAAACCCTAATATATACATTAGATACCTCTAATGGCCATAAGCTGATAAGTTCTATTCAAGAAATAGAAACAAAACAAAACAGTGCGATTATGATAGACCACCCAACTTCTGTAATTCAAAAAAGACAATCAGATAAGGATTATATGGGTATCTTCTACGTATCATTTAAAAATAAATAGTATTATGGTATAATATGCAATGCCTTTAACAAACATACAAATAGCACCAGGATTCAATAAACAAGTAACAGAGACCGGAGCAGAAGGTCAATGGACTGATGGAGATTTTGTAAGATTTAGGTATGGATCTCCTGAAAAAATAGGTGGTTGGGAACAGATTACATCAGATACTTTAGTTGGAGCCGTGAGAAAACAACTAGTGTGGGCTGATTTAGATGGAAGAAAATACGCAGCTTTAGGAACTAATAAAGCTTTATTAATTTATTATGAAGGTGCTTTCTATGACATCACTCCACTAAATACAGCTTTAACATCATGTACTTTTGATGCAACAAACACATCTACAACAGTTACAGTAAATAAATCAGGGCACGGTTTAGAACCTGGAGATTTATTTACTTTTACATCAGTAACTCCTCCTTCAGGCACGGGATATCTTGCAGCTGATTTTGAAACAAATACCTTTGAAGTTATTACATCTGCAGCAAATGAATTTACAATCACCATGGCAACGGCTTCATCAGGGACTACATCGGCCACCGGATCAGCAACTGTAAATCCATATGTCAAACCTGGACCACTTAATGCAACAGCAGGGTATGGATGGGGAACAGGGACGTGGGGAAGAGGAAAATTTGGATCTCCCGCAACAACTAGTAATTTAATAATTGATCCCGCTTCATGGTCTATAGACAACTTCGGCCAAGTAATGATAGCAACAATTAAAAATGGAAAAACTTTTTCTTGGAATCCTATAAATGCAGATGCAAATGCTTTAACAACTAGAGCTACTGTCATAAGTGGTGCACCAACAAGATCGGTCATGTCTATTGTGTCAGATAGAGACAGGCATTTGATATTGCTTGGAACTGAAACAACCGTTGGTTCTACAACTACGCAAGACAAAATGTTTATAAGATTTTCTGATCAAGAAAATTTATCCGAATATACACCTACATCGGTCAACACTGCTGGTACTTTAAGATTGGACTCTGGAGTAACAATTGTAGGAGCTGCAAAAGGTAAAGATTATATTTTAATTTTAACAGATACTTCTGCATACGTAATGCAGTTTGTTGGACCACCTTTCACCTTTTCTATTAGACAAGTCGGAAGTAATTGTGGATTAATTGGTCAGCATGCATTACATTATGTTAACGGAAGAGTTTGGTGGATGGGACAAGCAGGAGGTTTTTTTGTATACGATGGAACAGTTAAATCAGTTCCATGCTTAGTTGAAGATTTTGTATTTACCAATACAGGAAGTAATCTTGGAATCAACTATAGCGCAGGAGAACAAGTATATGCAGGTCTTAATCATTTATATGAAGAAATAAATTGGTTTTATCCTAAAAGTGGTTCTGAATTAGTAGATAGAGTAGTGTCTTACAATTATACAGAAAATGCTTGGACAACAGGTTCTTTGGCTAGAACTTCTTTTCATGATTCAACTTTATATGACAATCCTTACGCAACCGAGTTTAACAGCACAGCAGTACCAACGTTTCCTACTATTCAAGGAGTTAGTAACACAAACGGTGCTTCTACATACTATGCTCATGAAGTGGGCGTAGATCAAGTTGATAGTGCTGGTAACAAAACGGCTATACCTGCATTTATTCAATCAGGAGATTTTGATTTAAGTGTTGGTGGTGATGGAGAGTTTTTTATGAGTATGAGAAGGTTTATACCTGATTTTAAAAGACTTGTAGGTAATGCCGAAATTACAATTAATTTAAGAAATTATCCGACAAGCACAACATCAAGCTCACCTTTAGGGCCATTTACAATTACAAGCTCAACTGATAAAGTAGACACACGTGCCAGATCAAGATTTGCAAGTGTGAAAGTAGCTAACCTTTCAACAGATCAAAGTTGGAGATATGGTACTTTTAGAGCTGATGTACAACCAGATGGAATGAGGGGTTAATGGATCCTATTACACAAAGAATTTTAGATCAACAAAGGGCTATAACACAAGATCCTAACTTTAATAGCTATCAACCATCTGACGTAAATGGCATTGCAGCTATTAACAATGCACCCGTTAATGAAAACCTTATGACTAACGAAAATTTTATTCCATCAATAGATTTTAAAGGAATGGCAAAAAATGTTGGTAAAAACTTAGTAACTAATTATGCTGTAAAAAAATTAGGACTTGAGGGAATAAAAGCCAACGTATTAAAATCAGTCCTCAGAGGAGGTCCTTTGATAGGTTTATCTAACCCTCTTACAGCAGCCTTTACAGTAGGTTCAATGTTACCAGATTCAGTGAAAGGACTTGCAGGTATATTAAGAAGCAATAGAGCACAAAAAGCTATTGAAAGAGATATTATGAGAGACATGCAAGGAACAATAACCACAAGTAGTCCAGCCATAACTAATATTCAACCAACTGCACAAGATACAGCGAGAGGTGGTGGTAATGTACCAGCATCACCAAAATCAACACCTTCTGCTGCTCCTACACAATCAAGGCATACGTCTGGAGCAGGTGGACTACATTCAGGATATTAACAATGGCTAGAGTAGATATAATAATACCTGAACCCACTCCTCAATACACAGAAGAAAACCAAAGACAAGTTACTCAGTCTTTACGTACTATGCAAGATAAGTTAAATACTTCTTATCAACAAGAAATTAAAAATGAACAAGATGCTTTTAATTATTTTTTATCATGACTATACGATATAAAAACCAAGGTTTTAAACAAGCAAGTACAGGTAAGACTACAGTATTCACATGTCCAAGTGATGCAACAGTAATAATCAAAAGTGTTTATTGTGCTAACAACGATGCTTCATCAGCGGTGTTAGTAAATATGAATTTAGTAGACTCTTCTGATTCAAGTACAGAGTATGAATTTTTTAGAGATGATGTGCCTGCAAAATCACAGGTGAATGCTACACCACAAGGTTTAAATCTAGAAGCTGGAGATGCAATAACAGTACAAGCAGCTACAGGCAGTAATACAATTCAAGGTGCAATAAGTTATGCGCAAATAGATAGATCGCAAGAGAATGGCTAGAAAATTTAAAGATTTTGTTGAGAGAGATCAACCTAGAAAAAGAGGTGCTCGTCAACATAAAAAAAGTTTAAACAAAAGTGAGAAAAGACAAAAACGTACTCGAAGATACAAGGGACAAGGTAAAGGCTAATATAAAACTAGTTAATGAATATTCTTTCACTTCATCTTTCTCATGAGGGATGTGCAACTTACATTCAAGATAATAAAATAATTTTTCATACACAATTAGATAGATATAATAGATTTAAATATAACACTTTTCCAACTTATGAAATTATATCTATTTTAAAAAAAATTAACATAGATATTATAATAATTACTTTTTTAAACGAAAATAATTCAGCACTTTTGTGGAGAGATTTTTTACAAGCTTTACCAAATATAGAAAAAAGAAAAATTATATTTTATGGTAAAGAACATCATCATTTATTTCATGCCTATTGTTCTTTAACTTGGAGAACAAATATAAAAAATATTTTAGTTACAGACTCTAGAGGTAAAGAAATAGAAGACGATTTCGAAAGAGAAAGTT